TGTGAAGTATGTAATGCAAGCATAGCAACCATAGTGCATCATAGGCAAGAGGTACGCACCGCAATGGGTTGGGAACATAGGTTAGATATAGATAACTTAGAAAGTATCTGCCAAGAATGTCACAACAAAGAAGAGCATTCTGCCAGCTTCCGCCACCGCAAGGGGTAATTGCAGGTAGGTAGAGGGCTGTCAGATTTTAAAAAGTGGGAGGGACCACAAAATAAAATGGGAGGGAGAGCCAAAAATTTTTTAGACCCCCTCATTTTTTTGAAGAAACTAATCGGTGATGACTTTTGTTTAAACGAATTTCTAAAAACGAAAGTTGAAAACACGTTTTTTCCCTTGTAAAACACGATTCAAAACTGGTTTCTTTTCAATAATATCAAACGTTACACACATTGTTACACAGATTCACTATCACGAATTACTTCCCTGATAACACGCATCAAAACTGGTTTCTCAAACAACACGTTTTGTGCTATAATTTTGTTAGGGAGTTTTTTCTTAAATTTAAATTATAGTAAGGGAGGTAATTATTATTCCAGCGCCAAAGCCAATTATGGTAAAAGATTTGCACACGCAACAAACACGCGCGTTCAAGTCGCAAACAGAAGCAGATAAATTTTACGGTAAAAAATCAGGGTACTTCAAAGATGTACGAACCAAACTAGGTGGACGTAATCGCCATTATGAAATTATTGAGGTGGTATAATGTCAGAACAATGGACCAAAATATCTGGATATGATAACTATGTTGTATCATCCTCTGGAAAAGTTGCACAGATAAAAGACAACACAAAACAGTTACTAAAACCATATGCAAAAGACAATGGGTATTTAAATGTAGACTTATACAAAGACGGACAGCGACTAGGTAAACGAGTACACATCTTAGTAGCAGAAGCCTTCGTAAAAGGCAAACATGACGGACACACAGTAGACCACAAAGACCGCAATAGACACAATAACAACGCTAGCAACTTAGCTTGGAAATCAGTATCAGACCAAAACAAGAATAGGAAATCATGGGCTAAAGGTGGTGAATAAGTATGGCTAGACCAAGAAAGCTAATCAATGCCCAAGTTGGTAATTTAACAACAGAGCAACAAGAGGAACGTAAGAAAGAGGAAGAAGCACTTTATAACTATGAGCCTTTAGACTTTAGTTATTATCCACAAGGATTATTGCGAGGGGCTTTTCCTGAATGGGAACGTATCTCACACTTTATAGGTGACCTACCTATTTCAGAATTGGACCAACAAACAATGGTTCGTTACTGTAATTACACTTACCTATACAGTGAAGCAACAGAGCGATTGATGGAAGAAGGAGAAATAACACCAGATGGTAAGAAGAATCCACGTGTTGACATCATGAACTCATATAGTAAAGAGTTGAAATCTGCAACTGCTGACCTTGGTTTGACAATTAACGCAAGACTGAAAATTGTGGCACCAGCTGAAAAAACAAAAGAAAGCAACGACCCACTAGGTCAGTTGATTAAGTTACGTCAACAAGGTTAGCATTTTATGCTATAATGTATTTGTCAAAAGGAACGCTCTTAACTCCTTAACAAAGTGAGCAAACAAACTGTACACATGAGGTGCAGTATAAAGAAGGGTTGCAGTGCGACCAACTGACTTAGGTTAATCCCTAAGTCTTTTTATTTATGCTATAATACATATGAGGAGGTATAACTATGAATCAAGATTATGTACAAGACTATATAGACTACGTAAGAGAGAATCAAATACCAATAGGTAATAAGATTAAACAAGCCATTAGACGTCATGAGAAGGACCTAGAAAAATCAAAGGACCCAGCTTATCCATATTACTATGACCCTAAAGAAGCACTAGAACCAGTTGCATTTATTGAAATGCTACCAGACCCAAAGACACGTAAAACAAATAAACTAGCTAAGTTCCAGAAGTTTATTATTGGTATGATATACGGTTGGCGCAAAAAGAAAAACAAGATGCGTAGATTCAGAAAAGTATACATCAGCCTAGCACGTAAGAACGGTAAGTCAATTCTGGTTGCTGGTATCTCACTATATGAGTTCTTATTAGGTCAGTATCCAAACGCTTCAAGACAGATTGTGGCGGCGGCTAACACTAAAGACCAAGCTGGTATTGTATTCAACATGTTAAAATCACAGCTAAAGGCATTGCGTGCAGTAAGTGATGGAACAAGGAAAGTAACCAAGGTTAATAAGAAAGATATTGAACACTTAGAAGATGAATCAACAGTTAAGCCACTATCAAGTGATGCAGATAGTTTGGACGGACTAGACGTATTATGTGGTGTACTTGACGAGTATGGAGAAGCCAAAAGCACAGCCATGATTGAGGTACTAGAAAGTTCACAGTCACAACAATTACAAGGTTTGATTTTGATTATTAGTACAACAACTAAAAACTTAAACGGACCAATGCACAGCATAGAATATCCGTTTATAACTAAGTTACTTAATGAGGAAGCAGAAGCTGATGCCTACCTTGCCTTGTGTTGGGAAATGGATAGCCTAAGTGAAGTTGATGATGAAGCTAACTGGATTAAGAGTAACCCACTATTTGAGAATGCACAATTACATGAAACAATGTATGAACACAAGGTTAACTCACTAGCAGAGTACAAGGCTAAGGGTGACATGAGTGGTTGGCTAACTAAAGAAATGAACTTCTGGGTGCAATCATCACAAGACAGTTTCATTGATAAAGAATCGTGGGAAGCTGTTAAGCAAACACAACCATATGACATAAAAGGTAGACCAGTTTATATAGGTCTTGATTTGGCACGTACAGGCGATATGACGGCAGTTAGCTGGGTGATACCTATTGCAGAGGAACGCAAGTTACTTCTTGATAGCCACGCTTTCATAGCTTCTGTGGGTGGTATTGAAGCTAAACAGATAAAAGATAAGATACCTTATAGACAGTATGAGAACTTAGGACTAGTAAATATTAGCCAACGTCCAGATGGTTTGATAGACCATGAGGACATGTGCGAATGGATAAGAGAGTTCATAACAGAGTATGATTTAGACCTACAAGGTATTTACTATGACGGACACCAAGCAACACCATCTGTAATCAACCTAAGTAAGGACTATCCAGACAAACTAATTGAAGTACCACAGCGCATCCAGTACCTAAACGCACCTACAAAGTATTTAAGAGATGCAATTATCAAGGGTGAAGTGATTCAAACAGACAACCCACTACTCACTAGAGCGGTATATAACGCTGTTATGCGTGAGTTTGCGGACAATATAGCCATTGAAAAGGCTATGAATCGTAATAAAATTGACCCTATAGACGCCTTAATTAATGCAATGAGTGAAGCAATGTACTTTGATTATGAGTATATCAGCTTTAAAGAACTGATTGAAGAAGGCAAATTTGGATTTGGTGTATAAAGAGTGCTTTAACTAGCACTCTTTTTTATATTGTTTTGTGGTAAAATGGGGTATATAGGAGGGGTAAATATGCAAAATGCGGTATGGTTAGTAGTAATTTTCTACGTTTTAGGTATGCTATCACTAGTCACAGCAATGTTTTTCACTGGTTTAGTAGCTGGTTTAGTAGCCTTAGCAGTAGCATTATTAATTCCATCAGTAATCTTATACAAAGAATTGGGAGAAGGTGAATAATTAAATGGGAGTTTTTGTCGCACCTAGAAGCACAACAAAGCAGAACTTCATTGACTTTATCGAAAGCAGTGATATTTATTCAACAGAAATAACAGGTGAAAAAGCGTTACGTAATTCAGACATTTTCACAGGTATCAACATCATTAGTGGTGACTTAGGACAGTCAAGTTTTAGAGCTGTCAAAGATATTCCAGTTGATGAAGAATTTTTGAAGATGATTAACAAACGACCAAACGACAAACAAAGTCATTACATGTTCATGTATGCAACAGTAGCTAACTTGATTTTAAGCGGTAACTCATACGCACTGATTCATAGAAACAGAATGGGTGACATTGATAGTTTAGAGTTTGTAAGACCTGAACAAGTTAACGTAATCCAAAACGTTAACACAGGTGAATGGTCCTATGACGTAACAATGGATTATGGTAGCATCATGTACAAATGTAAACCAGAAGATATTTTACACTTTAGAATTACAACTGTAGATGGTTTCCTTGGCAGAAGTCCATTACTATCATTGAAAGATGAAGTAGCTATGCAGTCAAACGGTAGTAAGATTTTAAGCAAGTTCTTTGCCAACGGTGTATTTGGTGGAGGTATCTTAAAACTAAAAGGCGGTTACGTTGACAACGAAACAAAAGCAAAAATCAGACAGGACTTTGAGAAGGCAAATGGTGGTAGCACAAACAGTAATGGTGTTATTGTCTTAGACGAATCAACAGAGTTCCAAGAATATAAAATGAATACTGATATTCTTAAACTGATTCAAGGTAACAAATTTAGTACGCAACAGATTGCAAAAGTATTAGGTATTCCATTAAACCGCTTTGGTATGGAATTAGTAAACTCTACGGATAGCGGTGCGAATGACATCTACATTGCATCAACCATCAGCCAGTATGAAAGAGCTATTTGTGATGAAATCGAAATTAAAACAGGTAATACATTAGAATTAGACTTGACAACATTATTGAATGATACTTATGAAGATAGACGTAAACGAGTATTTGAAGGTAAGTCAGGTAAAGAACTATTGGGCGCTATCCAAGTGAATGAAATCCGTGACTATTTAGGTTATGAGAATTTACCAGATGGAGATACGCACATCCAAGTAAAAGGACAAGAAGGAGTGTCAGCAAGTGAAGAATCTTGAAATTAGACAACTACAGCAAGTTGAAACAGTAACAGATAACATTGTTGAAGGCTACGCTTTGAAGTTTGATTCACCTAGCGAAAACTTAGGTGGCTTCATTGAGTTCATAGACAAACGAGCATTAGATGGTGTTGATATGAGTGACGTTCGTATGTTCGTTGACCATGATTCAAGTAAGTTATTAGGACGGACAAAGAGTGGAACATTAACATTAGAGGTTGACGACATTGGATTAAAATTTAGAGCGTTACTTCCTGATACATCAGTAGGGCGTGATGCAATGGAATTAGTGAAACGTGGTGACCTTAGTCAGTGTTCATTTGGGTTCACAGTTGCCAAAGATGAATGGCGCAAGGCTGATGGAATCAATCACAGAACAATCAAACAAATTAAGTCACTATTTGAAATCTCACTGGTTTCAATCCCAGCATACGCAGACACAGATGTTAGTGTTGCTAAACGTTCATTAGAACAGATTGAAGAAGAAAACAGACAGTTCCAAAAACGTAAACTAGAATTAGAATTAAACCTATTGGGGTTATACAAGTAACACCCACAAGTTCCCTTGTTCGTGATATACTATCTTTAGTAAGAAAAATAATATTAAAGGGGTGTGCGTATGTCACGGCAAGAACTTATGGAACAAGCACAAACTTTATTATCAGAAGGTAAACTTGATGAAGCTGAAAAAGTAATGCAACAAATCAAAGCTTTGGATGAGGAAGAACCTAAAGCAGAAGAACGTGCAGTTGATAATAAAGACGAGGAGAAACCAGAGGAAGAACCTAAAGCAGAAGAAGCTAAGGACGAACCAAAGGAAGAACCTAAAGAGGAAGATAAAAAAGAGGAACCAAAAGAAGAACCTAAAACAGAAAAAACGCTCACTAGAGCAAAAAGGAGAAGAAAACATGGAGAAAGTTATTTTAGATGGAAAAGAAGTAGAAAATAAAGAAGTGCGTGGATTCTTAGAATACTTACGCTCAAAAGAAACACGCGCATTACCTGAATCATTTGAAGGTGTTAAGTCTGCGGATGCTTCTGCAATTATCCCAGAAGAAATTATCACAAAAGCTAAAATGTTACCTGAAACAGTTGTTGATTTACGTAACATGATTACACGTCAAAAAGTAACACATGCAATGGGTAAATATCCAATCTTGAAAGCTAATGAAGCAGTATTGGCAACAGTTGAAGAACTTAAAAAGAATCCTGATTTAGAAGGACCAGCTTTTGAAGAAGTAAAATATGAAGTTGAAACTTACCGTGGTCAAATTGCAGTAGCGGAAGAAGCTTTACAAGATTCTGATGATGACTTATCTGGAATCATTGCACGTCACATTCAACGCCAAGGATTAAACACAGCTAACAAAGCTATTGTTGCTAAATTAAAAGAAGCTTCACCAGTAGCCGCGAAATCTATTGACGACTTGAAAACACAAGTTAACACTGGTTTTGACCCAGCATACAACTTAGAGTTTATCGTTTCTCAATCATTCTTTAACGCTTTAGACTTAATGAAAGATGCAAATGGACGTTTCTTATTAGAAGATGACATCAAAGCACAATCTGGTAAAGCTTTATTAGGTCGTAAAGTAACTGTTTTAGCTGACAAATTAATTGGTGCTAAAGACGGTGACATGGTGGCATTCTTAGGGCAACCTGATGCGTTCGCAGTATTCTTTGACCGTGTAGACACTACTGTACGTTGGGTTGAACACCAATACTACGGTCAAGTTTTAGCAGTTGCAATGCGCTTTGACTGTGAAATTGTTGATAAAAACGCTGGTAAATTTATCACTTTGACACCCAGTGGAACCGGTGAGTAATACACCGGTCATTGGTGCAATAACAACTGATGAAACATCAGCAACAATTGAATTATCATAACACTAAGAGGTGGGGCATGCGCCTTACCTCTTTTTAAATTATAAAAAGGAGTGTGTAAACAATGGCTAAAGTATTTAATGTATACAAGAAAGACGGTAGTAAAGTATTAACAGAGGTGACTTCACCAGCAAAAATCACTGGTTTACTAGCTGATAAAACATATCCAAAAGGTGAGTTCCAAGTATCAGCTATTGAAGAAGGTAAAGCTGAATCAGAAAAGGTTGATATTCCAGAGTTCAAAACACAAGCATTAATTGTTGACCCACCAGTTGAACCAAGTGAAACAGCATAAGGAGGTATAGTACATGTTGCAGTTAGAAGAAGTTAAGAACAACCTGAGATTAGACTATGATTTTGATGACGATTATCTACAAGGTTTGATTGATACAAGTGAATTATTTATCTTAGGAGCTATTGAGCTAAAGACTGCACCAGATGACAAACGATTCAAGACATTACAGTTCATGTTGGTTTCACTATGGTATGAAAACAGAGTACCAGTAACCAGTGTTTTACAACAACAAGTACCATTTACAATCGTAGCAATGATTCACCAATTAAGGGGGTTACAAGATGGCTCAGATACCAACACAACGACTTGATAGAAAGATAAGTATCCAAGAGAAAGCCACTCATAAGAACGAATATTATGAGTGGGTAACTGATTGGGAAACTAAAGCCAACATCTGGTGTTCAGTAAAAGAACAGTATTTTAAAGACTATAAAGAATCATTAGGTACCGTTTTAGAGGATACAACAAATTTCATTATCAGATATGAACAACAGTTTCAAATTGACAATAGTATGCGTGTTGTATATAAGGGTATTAACTATGACATCATACAAGTATTAGAAGGTAGCTTCCAACGTGACTTCACAACACTTGTATGTAAGAGGGTGAAGAAATGAGTAGTCCAAACTACGTTGATTTTTCACAGGCATATAAACGATTACAGAAGGCTGGTAAGAATGCTGACCAGATAGTAAGTAAAGCTATAAACAGTGCTGGTGAAGCTGGTATGCAAGAATTAAAACGTAATACACCAAGGTTTAACGGCACAAAGTATAGTAAGGATGGTCAGGATTATAAGAAAGAACATATGCGTGACCATGTAGTGATGAGTAAAGCAAGTAAGAACAAACATGTTGCAGAAGTTGGCTTTGATGATGATGTGGCTTGGATGGCTCACTTCCCAGAGTTAGGAACTATTAAACAACGACCACAAGGATTTATACAAAAAACAATAAACAGTATTGAGAGTGAGGTTGCATCAATCATTCAAAAAGCATTACAGGAGGTGTTCCTAAAATGAGATTACCACTATTACAGGTTGCAGAAGTATTAGAACAAGCCCACCCAGAAGTCAACTGGTTTACTAATGAGGTACCCACTGAATTTCAAACATTACCTAAACTACCAGTTGGTAGAGTGGTAGAGCTTGACGGAAGGTACACAGAATATGCCAGTGCAGACCCTAACTATTTTGTAACGCATGTTCAGGTAGATTTATGGTGTGAGGACTTGAAAGAAGTTGAAAAGTATTATTTTGAGATTGACAAGACCATGCGTGCAGACAATGTACAATGTGTATTATCACAACAAAGCTACGACCCAGACTTAGAGGGCGCACGTAGAGTTATCAAACGATATACAATCAGTCAAAGGGTTGTGTAAGTGACACCCTAAAACTGTTTGATTAATGATATAATTATTCTAGTAAGAAAATATAAATATAAAGGAGATTTTTAATATGGCAGTAGTAGGTTTTAAGAAAGCCATCATTTCAGTACGTGGTGGAGTAGATGGAAAAACAATTGAAAAACATGTAATTGATAAAACTGGTGGAGGTACTATTGAAGCATCTATCTCAGGTATTTCAGCAGACCAAACAACCGTTTATGCATCAAACGTTCCAATTTGGGTATCAGCTAAAGGTGTTGGTGAGTTATCAGCTACATTAAACGTGTTTGACTTATACAAAGATGGAGTATACGAAAAAATCTTGGGTATTACACGTGATGAAGAAGGTATTGCATCAGTTGGAGAAGATACAGAAGCACCTTACGTATCAGTTACTTTTGTAGCAGATGGCGCAGACGGTAAAGAAATGTACTTTGGTTTAACTAAAGGTCGTTTCAGTCACCCAGAAATCGCATTGAATACAACTGAATCTGGTGGTACTGAACCTAACACAGAAACAATTGAAGGTGCATTCGTAACAGATGACCGTGGTATTGCTTACATGTCAGGTGTATCTGGTGAGAAATTAACATTAGATAAATTTGTTGACAAGTTAAACAACGTTACTCCCAGCGAGTAAAGCACCGGTAATAGGTGAGATGACAACAGATGAAACATCTGTGACAATTGAACTATCATAATATAAAAGGGGTACTTACTAAATGTAGGTACTCTTTTTATTTACCACTGGTTTCATCAACACCCACAACCATTAGTGTTTATGCTATAATATCTTTAGTAAGAAAAATAAATTTATTGGAGGAATCAACAATGATTAAAATCACACTACAAAATGAAGAAGGCAAAAGCTTTACAGTTAAACAAAAATCTATTACAACACGTGGCATGCGTGAATTGATTAAATTCCATGCGCAGGTTGAAAAGGTTGAAGCTGGTGAGATTGAAATGTCTGAACTACAATTGATTGATGAAATGATTCAATTAGTAGCTGATTTATTCTTGGACCCACGTGTTACATTTGATGCAATTCAAGATTCAATTTCAGCAGATGACTTAATGCCTACAATTGAAGATATTTTCTCAAATGCAATGGGTGCTAATGATGAAGGAAAAAAAGCTTAGGGGCTGATGAATTAAAGGAATTAGAAAATACGTCATTCACAGAACAGCTAGAAAACTTTGATGACTTATATAGAAAACTTTTAGAAAGTGGTAATTGGAGTTTATCAGAGATAAACAATTCTGATTACTACTTTCTTTTAGATTTATTTAATAATCAGAAAGCCCCTAAAAAAGAGAAGAAGCAAGACCCTATGTCATTCTTTGGTTCAGTATTATCACCAGCAGAATTGGCTAGAGCGAAAGGAGAACTAGAATAATGGCAGATAAACCAATTGGTAACATGAAGTTTGGTATTGGTGTTGAAGGTATTGATGAAACAATCAATAGCATGGATAAACTTCAAAGTAAAATGAAACAAGCTGAATCAGCAATGCGTGCTAATGCTAAAGCGTATGATGACGGTGGTAAGTCTATGCAATCACTTAGTCAAAAAACAAAAGACTTAAACACTGTAATGGAACTAGAAGCTAAAAAGATTCAGATGTTAGAAAAAAGCAGAGATGAAGCTATCAAGAAATATGGTGCTGAATCAAAACAAGTTGATAACCTTAATACTAAAATTAACCAATCAACAGCCAAGTACAATGGTTACAATCAACAATTAAGCAAAACGAACAGCGCACTTGATAAGTCAATTGTTACAAATAGTAAGTATGGTAAAGAGATTGAATCAAACAATAAAATCACAGAAAAACAAATTGCAGTAGCCAAGAAGTCAGGTAATGAAGTAGATGTAATCAAAGCAAAACAAGCTGGCTACACACGTAACTTAGACATTACTAATAAGGCAGTAAAAAACCAAGAAGCCATTGTTGAGAAGTTAACCAAGGAATATGGTAGCAACTCAAAAGAAGTTGAGGATGCAAAACGTAAATTAACAGCATATGCTAATGCAAGTAAAGACACTGAAAAGAAAATTGATGGTTTAGATAAAGAATTAAAAGACACTGAAAAAGCAATGGCGGCAGTTGGTGACGAATCAAAAGATGCCAAGAAAGAAACTAAAGAACTAGACGGTGCTATGGATTCACTTAAAAAGACCGCTGGTGGTGTTTCTGGAGCTGTCAAAAAAGGATTTTCTGGAATTGGTTCAGCTATCAAAGTTGGTGTAAAAGGTTTTGGTATTTTAGCTGGTGCAGTTGGTGCAGTTGGTGGGGCATCTATCGTAGCCTTTAAAGAGCTAGACGAAAACCTAGATAGTATTACAACAGCAACTGGTGCAAGCGGTAAGGACTTAGAGAGCTTACAACAAAGCTTTAAGAACCTAACAGGTGTCATTCCAACTGAAATGGAAAACATCAGTGGTGCAATTGGTGAAGTAAACACCCAATTTGGTTTAATGGGTGACGAATTAGAAGAAGCAACTGCACTTATTCTACAGTTCGCAGAAATCAATGGTTCTGATGTTTCAGAATCAACCAAGAGTGCTAACAAGGCGCTAGAGTTATTTAGATTAGAGGTTTCAGAGTTACCAACAGTATTGGATGCAATCAGTAAAACAAGTCAAGACACTGGTGTAAGTGTTGAACAGTTATTTGATGCACTTATTAAAGGCGCACCACAATTTAAAGCAATGGGATTAGATGTTTCTGAATCAACAACATTACTAGGGCAATTAGAAAAGACTGGTATTGATAGTGCAAGCACATTAGGTTACCTAGCTAAAGCAAGTGTTGTTTATGCTAAAAAAGGTAAGTCAATGAGTGATGGATTGGGAGAAACAATCAAAAAAATTCATGATGCAACATCAGAGCAAGAAAAACTAAACATTGCCAGTGAAGTATTTGGTACCAAGGCAGCAAGTAAGATGGTTGAAGCAATTGACAGTAACGCATTGTCAATGGAAGGGTTTCAAAAGTCAGCCGCAAATGCCGCTGGAACTGTATCAAAAACATATTCTGAAATTCTTGACCCAATAGACCAAGTAACACTATTACAAAATAGATTAAAAGTTTCATTAGGTGAAGTTGGTGAGAAAGTTCAGGTAGCATTATTACCAGTATTTGACTGGTTACTTGATATGGTTGACAAGGTTATGCCTTACGTTGACAAAGCAATGGAAACAACAGGTAAAGTTGTTGGTAATGCATTCAACTCAATTGGTGACGTACTAGAGAAATCATGGAACGAGATTAAGAAGTACGCTGATGTGATACAACCACTTGTTGACAAGGTTAAACAGGCATTCAGTGGTGAAGTAAAAATTGATTTATTTGATAAGGTAAAAGAAGGTTGGTCGTTCATATCCAAAAACATTTTACCAAAAGTAATACCATTAGTAAGTAAAGCAATTGGGGCGCTCATACCAATGCTTGAAAATGTTTCAAAGATTGTTAAGAATGTTAGTCAGTATTTAATTAAGGAATTAGTACCACTATTAATCCCTATATTAAATGATATTTTTAACGCACTAGGTAAGGTTTTTGATAAGATAACTAACTGGTGGGACCAAAACGGTGACCGCATTGGTAAGGCAATTATGAACCTAGTTAAGTTGCTAACACCCTTATTCAAGATTGCAATAGGTGTTGTAAGCTCTTTTGTTAAGTCAGTTATTGGATTCATTGAAGGAATGGTGGATGCAATCACAGGTATTATTGATGTCTTTTCAATGGTATTAACTGGTGACTTCACTGGTTTGTGGGATGCTATCAAACGTATTTTCTTTGGTGGTATCAAAGCTGTTTGGGAATGGTTCAACATCATGTTCATTGGTAAGATTTTCAAAGGTGTTAAAGGACTAGGAACATCAGTAAACGGTACAATCAAAGGAATGTGGGATGCCGTTAAGAACTTCTTTACAAGTGGTGGAAGTAGTGCTGGTGCATTATTTGACAAGTTTGGCGGAAGTATCAAAGGTATCGCAAATAACTTCAAGAATGCAATCACGAACACAGTAAGTAACATGTGGAATGGTATCAAGAATTTCTTTAGTAGTGGCGCAAATGGTGCTAAAAACATCTTTGACGGATTCAAGAACGGTATCAGTGGTATTGCTAACACTATGAAAAACGCAGTAAGTAACACTATCCGTAACCTTTGGAATGGAATTAAGAACACATTTAGTACAGGTATTAAAACAGTATCAGGCTGGTTTGCTGACCTACCAAATCAAATGGTGAGAGCAGTTAAGAATGGTGCTGGTGCAATAACTAATGCATTCAAGAGTATTTTCAACGGTGTACTAAGAGCAATTGGCGGTCCAGTAAATGGTATTATTGGCGGTGCTAACTGGGTACTAGAAAAATTTGGCGCACCTCAAGTTGCTAAATGGAATGTACCACAGTACGAGCAAGGAACAGGGTCAGGCGGTCACGTAGGTGGACCAATGGTAGTCAATGACGGTGGCGGAGCTGAAATGGTCATCACACCAGACGGTAACGCAATGATACCTAAAGGGCGTAACGTGCTGATGAACGCACCTAAAGGTACACATGTATTGAACGAACATGAAACATCAGCTCTCTTAGGTAAACGTGGACGAGTTCCATTCTACAAAAAAGGAACTGGTTTCATGGATGGAGTAAAAGACATGTGGTCCAATACAAAATCATTTGTAGGTAACGGAATCAACAAGGTAAAAGAAACAATCAGTGATGTAATGGACTGGGTAGGTAAACCATTAGACCTAGCACGCAATGCAATTATGGGTGCAATGGACTTAGGTGGACTATCACACATCCCACTTGACATGGCAAAAGGTTTAGGAAGTAAAGCAACACAGGCTTTTGCTGAAAAGGTTAAAGCCTTATTCAAGAAGAAAGAGGAAGAAGAATCCGCTGGTGCTGGTGGTGACTGGGCGCCAGTTATCCGCAAGGCGGCGAAATACATGGGTCAATCAATCAGTAGTGAACAAGTAGCTGGTCTAGTTGCTCAAATCATGCGTGAATCAGGTGGTAATGAAAAGATTGTTCAAAGTCCAGATGTGGTTGACATCAACACATTAAGTGGTAACCCAGCACGTGGATTATTACAATATATTCCACAGACGTTTGATGCATACAAAGTACCAGGCTATGGTAACATTAACAATGGTTATCACCAATTGTTAGCATTCTTCAACAATAGTAACTGGGAAAATGACTTACAGTATGGTAAGTCTGGTTGGGGTCCACGTGGTCACCGCATCAGAGGATACTTCAATGGTGGTATTGCAAGAACACCACAGATTGCAACACTAGCTGAAAATGGCTATCCAGAAGTTATCATCCCAACTGAACCATCTAAACGAGGTAGAGCTATGGCATTACTTAACCAAGCTAAACAAATGTTAGGAGTTAAGGATGAACGCAACCATGTTGGCGGAAGTAGTCAATCACAAGACATTGCACTATTAGTTGGTTTAATGCAACAACAAAACGAATTACTAGAAGCAATCCTTGCTAAGAACACAGATGTCATTTTAGATGGTAAGAAAATGAACAAAGAACTAAATGCTATACAGGCAGTGAACGAACGTAACGCACGACGTAATATTGGATTAGTTTAAAATCATAAAGACAACCCTTTACAAGGGTTGTCTTTTGTGTTATAATACTAGTATAGTAATTTAGAAAAGGAGAGAAAAAGATGGATAAGAAAGAGAATTATAATTTTTTAAGAAGCTTTATCTTTAATGATGTAGACACATCACACTTATTTCAAATAGCAAAAGTGAACATACCGTTCTTGTCAAAGGATAATGACTTTTTCACTGTAGGTAATACTGACGGAAAACACTTTAGAAATACTAAGCTGGGTGAATACACAATCAGTATAGATGGTTTCATTATTTCAGACAATTCAAAAATGACTGTATCACAAACAAAGGATGAATTAGTTAAAATCATAAATACAGATGAACCAAAACCACTTATATTAGACGTATTTGAGGATAGGTACTTCAATGCTATCTTTTCAGGAACACAAGAATATGATGCAACGGACCTTAAATACACACCACTTACATTAGTGTTTGATGTACCTGACGGATTGGCACATGCACTATATCCAGCAGGGTTTACAAATGTTAAAAGCGGTAATATTAATTTAATATACGATAGTGAGTATAAGAAGATTGACAAATATTTGAAACCTTGGGTTAAGGTATTACCAGAAAAAAGATTAAACAGTACAGTCGTTGGTGCGGATTTTACAACAGGAATACCTTTTAACTACGAAAGCCTTAGTACAAAAGGCCAAGCATGGTTTCAAATAGATAACTTCACTAGACGAATGAACCCAAATTTAAAAGTTGGTGATAGGGTTGTTGCTGGTATCACATTTAAGTCATATGTTGATGATGATAATCAAGAATTGGCGGGTCGCATAGTCATTCAGGAATGGGGTGACGCACCATTAAGAAAACTAAAGACATATACTAAAGATATACCTAAAGGTACTACAGAATGGACCGATTTCTTTTTAGATATCACATTAACATCACCAGATGTAAAAGGTATCAATTTTCAGTACTGCGCATTTGGAAGTGAATTTAGTGTTGCATGGTCACGTCCATACATGTATTTGAACCCAGAACCTACATCTATTATACCCTCAGTGAAAGCTAATTCATTCACTTTAGGTGATGGAGCAACTGTAACTGATGGTGCAGATGGTGAAGTTATATTCACATTAGACGGTACAAAAACTTTAATAAAGTATAATACTACGGTTAAGTTACCAAAACTTACAGATGGTAACACCTACACAATTAGCGCTGATATTAAATTTCATTCTGATATTGTTGGAGATGTTAGAAATATAAGGTTATCTTACAATTATCTACCTGGTGGTCAACCAGAGTTGCAAACAACCACACCTATAGCAGATACTACAAAGGATAAATGGATAAAGATAAAAGGTACTAAAACTATTAACTATGGTAGTGTTCAACCAGAAAGTTGGTATCTTCTACTACGAGATATGATGACAGCGAATACTATAACAGGTACTATTTCACTCAAAAACATCAAAATAGTAGAAGATACACTTGTATATGTACCTTCAGAAGCACAATATAACGAAAATATAACAATTCAAAATAATGGAACATATAAGTCATATCCAACATACCATTTCAGCATGAACAGTGACAATGGTTTCTGTGGTTTAGTTGATGGTAAAGGTAATGTGTTGCAGTTTGGCTATCCAGCAGAACAAGATTATATTGAGAAAACACGTTTAGAAACTGTAAAATGGTGGACTTTTTGGGGTAATACACTACCACCAGAATTTAAACTTAATCAAGACTTTGTTTCTAGTTATCCAAACTATGGTGGTAACTTAGACACACCTAATACTTTTGATGGTTCATTAGATATGACAAAAGACCCAGACGCGGTTGTTCCAGTTTTTGGTGATGGTGTAGACAAGTACTGGCATGGTCCAGCTATGACCGCACCAATAACACCACCATCTGACAACGATAGAACACACAACTTCACAGCTAACATACGTTTTACTTTTTATTTTGACAAGCTTTTAGAAGCAATGGGTCGTATGGAAATTAACTTAGTAGACACTACAGGGGCATATGTAATGGGTGTTGTATTTAGAGATTCAGCAAAGAACAATGATAATATCTATATGGAGTTAATATATCAAGGTAAGATACTAAAAACATACAATATTGACAAAAAGAAATTTCAATATGGTTGGCGCGAAATAAACTTTGAGCGCTGGAATGACAAAATCACTTGGCGTCTATGTTCTATTTTAGAAATTGATAGTAAAAATGATAATGTACGTGTTAAAGATGAATATAAATATGTGCATAACGTTGAAAATAAACAACAAATTATGAGCTTTGGAACATGGTTTATGCAGTGGAAAGATACAAAACCAATTACAATGGGAATCACTGATGCTAAAATGCGGTGGCGTGATACACCATATTTACAAGATGTGAAGAACGTATTCCGTAATGGTGACTTGGTGACGATTGATACTGCAACACGTACACTTTACGTTAATGGAACACCAAACGGAGTACTAAACACATTAGGTAATGACTGGGAAAAATTTGTATTACCAATAGGTGAAACAATAATAAAACCAGTGTTTTCTGACTTTGCATTAACACCAGAAGTTAGTGTTTCAGTAAACGAAAGATATTTATAGGAGGAATCAGAATGGACTTTTATATCACAGACAGAACTTTTCAATTAAAAACAGTAACAAGCACAAACGGTGATACACCATTTAAAGTAATTTCTGCGGAAGATGTTTCTACTCTTGAAACATCTTCACGTAGAATGACAATGGAAATCAGCTTCACACCATCAACAACAGACCAAGCAAAAGACTTTTTCAAAGTTGGTAACTATGTACTGTATATTGACTTGAATGGTAAATATGAGTGGATGACAATATTAAAAGCAACACACAATCCACTTACGCAGGTTAGAACATTAGAATGTGAAGATGCTGGACTGGACTTATTAAATGAAACAGTAAGTGACTACAAAGCAGACAAGGCTTACAACATTGCGTATTACATTAATAAATTCACTTATGATAGTGGTTTTAAGATTGGTGTAAATGAAATACCAAACCTTACACGAAAACTGGAATGGGAAGGTGAAGCAACAGCATTAGAACGTATTCAATCAGTAGCAACCCAATTTGATAATGCAGAACTAGAATTTAGTTTTGACTTTGTAGGTAACGAATTAAAACAACGCTACATTGACATCAAGAAAAAAAAGTGGTACAACAGATTTTCACAGAATGTATGTTAATAGAGATATTCACTCAATCGTAGTTGAAGAAGATATTTATGAACTTGTGAATGCTATCTATGCAACAGGTGGAACAGAAGAAGGTAAGGATACACCTATAAATTTAAAAGGCTTTACATGGACGGACCCAGAAGGACGCTTTGTATTAAACAAGAGTGATGGTATTATACGTGACACGCAGAACATCAAGCAATGGTCACGTGAAAACAACAATTCACATTATTTTGTACAACACAAGACATATGAAACAACTAATAAAACAACCCTAGTTAATAACGTGGTTTCACATCTTAAAAAATACAGTCAACCAGTAACGAATTACATTGTAGACATTGCAAACATTCCTGATATTTTGCAGGTAGGTGATACCGTTGAACTAGTTGACGAAAACGAAAAACTATATCTTAGCTCACGTGTTCAACAATTGACATTTAATTATGAATCAAATACTTGTGAAGCAGTATTATCTGATTTTGTACGTTTACAATCTGGAATTGCTGAACAGTTGCGAGATATTCAAATTAAAGTAGACAATGAAACAACAGCTAAATTGAATAGTGTACCACGTGTTTTTGTACAACCAGACGAACCAGAGCTACCAAAAGAAAATGATATTTGGTGGGTTCAAGAATCAGTACAGCGTACTACATTATTCAGAAGCGTTGCACCTTTGGCAGACCCAGAGCCAGAACAAAAGGTTAGTGCATACAAGGTGTATAAAGGCGGTCAATGGCAAGACCAAACCATTGACCAATCTGTGCTAAACATTGAAACATTAAATGCTGTAACAATAAATGGTTCTACTATCAATGGTTCTGAATTTTTGAATATATTTAAAGCGACAGTTGCTGGTGAACAATTAGAAGGGGTATCAACAGTAGGTGGTGGCGAAGTAGAAATTGAATATCTAAATAAGACAACCAACCTGAATGGTTCAACAAGAATGTACTCACAAGGTTTTGACGCACGTGTACTTAATGCAGATAATTCAGTAAATAGATACGCTAGCTTAACACCAGCTGGTTTATCATTACAAGATTCATTAGGTCACAGTGGTTTCTTAACTGCTGAATTAGTAATGCAGTTCTCAAATACTGGACGTAAGTTGTACGGTGGTAATTCATGGGTTGGCGAAAACGACATTATAACGCCAACGCTTAGTATGAGTGATGTTGCAGTAGGTTGGCTTTTTCTTTGGCAACCATACAATACCACAAGTGGAACACCAAGTACATGGGACTATACTTATTTTCTAGTTCCAAAGGCACATGCTAATTACAATAATGGTAAAGGTATTGTAATGCGGCTACAAGGCGCTTCAACTGGTGCTGGTGCAAATGATACTATATTCAAATATATATATGTTAGTAATACTGAAATAAAAGGGAGAATAGAAAACAGACAGGGTAACGGTGCTAAGTGGGTACTAACAGGGGTATTTTCAGTATAGAAGGGGTGAATATAATTGAAAATTTGGATTAATGACAGAATTGGTTTCTTAACAGGTTATTCAACAGAACCAAACGAGGGACAAATTGCGGTTGATATTGATATTACAACGGCAAAATCAATGCAAGGTGGGTTGATTGACTTTCATAATTATTACTATGATGGAAACGAATTGACCAGAAATACAAATAATGATTTTCAAAGGTTTTTATATGAAGAAGACAATACACCAACGGAACCAACTAAGGAAGAAATGGCTGAAAGACTAGCAAAATTAGAAGTCTTACTTGCTGATTTACTATAGTTAAAAACACCTCTTTTCAGGGGTGTTTTTATTTGCTTTTAAATGGATAATCACCCACATTGGTGACTGAAAAACGCTTAGAATCGTCCTATGAAGCACACCATTTCCCTTATTTAAATGATATACTATAATAGTAGCTGAAAGGCGGTGGTTTACTATAAAATAAGGAGATGCTGACATGGAAGAAAAGGACTTTATGGAAATAAAAGTACAACTGGCAAGAATTGAATCAAGTTTGGAAGGTATTCCAGAATTGAAAAATGAGTTGAAATCAAACAATCATTTATTAAGTGAAACACATCACCGTTCAATTCAAAATGAGAAAGATATTGCTAGTATAAATGACCGCTTAAAATGGTTATCACGCACAGTAGGTAGCGCAATTATTGTTGCAGTTATTGGTGCGATTATTACATTATTATAAGGAGAGTGTGTATAATGGATTGGAAAACACGTATTAGAAGTAAAGCATTTTGGGTTACATTAGTACCAGCACTTGCGGTGCTTGCTCAAATGGTTGGTAACATCTTTGGATTAGACATGAGTAAACTAACTGGTTTGAGTGAACAACTTATTGGTGTTATCAACGCACTGTTCGTTGTGTTAAGTATTCTAGGTATTGCAGTAGACCCAACAACAAAAGGAATTAAGGATAATAAGGAGGAAAACAAATGAAGTTAAAAGGTATCTTATTGTCAGCAGTAACCATGTTTGGTTTACTTGTTGGCGCAACTAACGTACAAGCATATGAAGTTAACAATGAATTTAATTTACAACCGTGGGAAGGTAGTCAGCAACTAGCATATCCTAATAAAATCATCTTACATGAAACAGCTAACCCACGCGCAACAGGTCGCAATGAAGCTACGTATATGAAAAACAACTGGTTCAACGCTCACACAACAGCTATTGTTGGTGATGGTGGAATTGTTTATAAGGTAGCACCAGAAGGTAACGTATCATGGGGTGCTGGTAATGCTAATCCTTACGCACCAGTTCAAATTGAGTTACAACATACAAATGACCCAGAACTTTTCAAAGCTAACTATAAAGCATATATTGACTATACAAGGGACATGGGTAAAAAGTTTGATATTCCAATGACACTTGACCAAGGTGGCTCACTTTGGGAAAAAGGTGTAGTAAGTCATCAATGGGTAACAGATTTCATATGGGGTGACCACACAGACCCTTATGGTTACTTAGCTAAAATGGGAATCAGTAAAGCTCAATTGGCACATGACTTAGCTAATGGGGTTGGTGGTAACACAGCCACACCTACCCCTAAGCCTGATAAACCTAAACCAACGCAACCTAGTAAACCAAGTAATAAAAAACGTTTCAATTACCGTGTAGATGGCTTAGAATACGTAAACGGAATGTGGCAAATCTACAACGAACATTTAGGTAAAATTGACTTTAATTGGACTGACAATGGTATTCCAGTTGAAGTTGTTGACAAGGTTAATCCAGCAACAGGACAACCAACTAAAGACCAAGTACTAAAAGTTGGTGACTATTTCAACTTCCAAGAAAACAGCACAGGTGTAGTACAAGAACAAACACCTTACATGGGTTATACACTATCACATGTACAGTTACCTGATGAATTTATCTGGTTGTTCACAGATAGTAAACAAGCCTTGATGTATCAATAAAAATAAAAAAGACCTTCTTTATAGGAGGTCTTTTCGTGTATAATCACCTTACTTTGAATCTGAAACGCGCTTAGAATGTTCCTATGAAACAGCATTTTGCAATATATTTGGTGCATATCCACCAGCAACAAGCAATTCATTACCTTTAAAAACAACAGGTAATGAACGTAATCCGCAAAGCATTAAATATTCTAATGCTTCTGGTTCTTCATCAATGTTGCGTTCTTGATAGTTAACACCTAACTCTTGTAGTTTGCGTTTTGTCATTTTGCAAGGCATGCAATTATTTTTAGTATATACTGTAATCATTTAAATTCCTCCTAGTTATATCCCAATCTTGTTTTTAATTTGTAAGATTCGTAACCTTTTAATCTAATACGTTCTGGAAAATCACTTATTCTTGATGTCAAAGGTACATGAACATCATTTGATAAACCATGCAGTACAATGTTACCTTGTTGCAATCTGAATGAACCACGTTCAACACCTAATGTATCACACAATTTGTTCATTAGTTCTTTCTTGTATTTGTTCATTTCCTTTACTGTTTTAAATTCAGGTGATTCATATTCAAATACTTTCATAATTACGTCCTCCCTTTATCTTATGAACTAATTATACCATGTTAAAGGGAGGTTGTCAACACTTTAATCAATATAATTTTTCACTTCAACTGGTTTGAACCCTTGTAATTCTCGTTCATGATGTGCTTGTTCAATACGTTCTTTCCAGTTCTCACCAAACCATAGTTCAAGTGTATCTTCCACTTGTTCAATATAGTACTGTTTATCTACTTCATCAATAGTAATTCCATCACCAATTGCTTCATTGCTGATTGTGTAGTACATTGGTGCGTTTGCTAGTCCTTTTGTATATGATGCGTTGTTTTTAAATTCATCAGCTTCAATGTCTACCAACTTACCTTCTTTGACCTTAAACAATTCTACTGCTTTACTAGGGTCTTTAACTGCAAACACACGGTTAACCTTTTGAGCTTCACTTTCATTACCATTAATGTCACGTTGTACCGTTCTGTCAAAGGTCCAACCAGTCTTAGTGATAATTTGGAACTGTCTTAGTTCATCACATTCATTGATAAACTCTTTATAGTCCTTACCAGCTACTAGATAATTAATGAAGGCATTTGATACAATAGCTTTTGATACTTTCATTCCACCAGTTAAGCCAATAGCGCCTTTTACTTTTACTTTTCCGTTTGGTTGCACTGCGATATAGTTGTTTACATCTTTTTGCCAGATTTCACGGAACATATCCTTGTCTAATGTAAGACCAATCTTGTTAGCAAATTCATCTAAAGCTTCATCAATTGCTTCGTCATCTGCTTCACTGTTTGGAATATATGCGTGTGCGTCTGTATTTGATTGAATAAACTGTGCTTTACCTTTAATCAATTCATACATGTTTGTCATAATCAATTGACCAGTTGCACAAACTAAGAACTGGTTTCTTGGGTCATATAGTCCATTAAATTCAGCACCAGATGCACCAAACTTAGTGTTAAGTGGTAGTTTGATACCGTTAATCATTACCCAAGTTGGTACCTCTACACCCTTAATATTTGCCGTTTCTTCACCTGAATACTTAGCATCCATACGTTGTTTAAGTAAGTCACTATAGCGGTGAAGTTTATCTTTTGGAATATTTCTTGATAGTAGATTAAACTGGACCATTGTGTTGGGATATAGTGAACCCCAGTCACGCATTGGGAATAATCCAATATGAATATAGCTAGGTACTGCACCATGTACACCACCACTACCAAATACCATTTCATAACCATCTTCTGTAGTGTAGTTTAGTGACACGTTTAGTTTACCTTTTTCATTTAGTTCAAACTCATGGTTCAAATATGCTTCTACAATCTCTTTTGTATTAATGTTTAATCTTTTATCTAACTCTAATGGGTCTGTTAAGTCTGGTCTAACTTCTTGTTTGGTTGCACCAAGTAACTTAGCTGTTAAATTAGCATTGGTTTGTAATAGGTCTGTCTTATCCATGTCAAACATTAAAGCAATAGTTGCTTTAGCTAACAACATACTAATGTTTTGTTCAAAACGTTTTTCAGTAGCTAATACATCATTCATACAGTATGCGATGTTTTTCTCTTTTTCTTCATCTGTCAACAGTCTATCCATATCAAAGTCAACTTCTGTTTCTTTAATGTTGATACCTAAGAATGCAGAATGCTCTTTTAAGCTAAAACCTTTGTTATCTTGGTATAGGTCCATTCCAAACAGCGGTGTTTTATGGCTGTCAAACATCTTGTAAACTAGACCTCTATTATCTGATTCAATAATTGTTTTAGACATCTGATAAGCATTTTTGCCTTGTAAATACCCACGCATTACATTGTTATCATATGAAGCATTATTATACCCAATGAACATTGAATCACGGTATTCAAGGTAAAACTTGCGTAATTCGTCAAGGTCATTATTAATGATAAACCATTCTTTGGTAAAGTAATCACGGAATACAAACAAGCTATCATGTTTAAATATCTCAATATCAAATAATAAAATGGTTTGTTTTGTTAATGCTTCACTTGGTTTAAATGGTGTTTCATTACCTTTTGAAATACTTCTAACTGGTTTGACTGTAGCAAAACCATTGCTAAACTTCAAATCAATTAATAAACGGTCACCAACTTCAACATTTTTCCATTTGTCCCAGTCATATTTGCGAAACTTCATGATGTAGCTTGTAACGTCCCTACCATCTTCTAATGACCGTATTTTAACTACTTTCATTTCTTTTCCTTTTGCTGATAACTTTTTGGTAGATTCAATCACAACAACGTCATGTTGACCAGCTCTCATTGGGTCAAGACTTCGTGAATTACCTTTTAAGTTACTGAATACCTCCAATAATTTTTCAGCTAGTTCTGGTGCCTTTTTAAATTCTGCAATGTTCTTCATGTATTAATTCCTCCAATTTGTTTATACTAGTATTTTAGCGTACTTTAAATAATTTTTCAACTCTTTTTTTGTTTTTTATATCTCCTTGACCACTTATTCCAACTTTAACATCTTTACTCCAGATACATTCAAATTTATCTTCAGGTAATTCATATTCACTTATTAATACAGTGTTGTTTTTTGCTAACTCTATAGCCCATTTATCAAATTCTTCATATGGAAAACCACCAGTTGAATATGATAATGTTTTTCTATATGGTGGGTCTAAGTAGAACACGCAATTTTTATAATCAGAAGGGTTATAATCAGTAAATGACTTACATTCAAACGTAACCCCTTGAATGTTTGGTGCTTGTTTTTGTAAGTTTCTTATTGCTTCATTAGGTAAGTCACGTGGTGTGACTCCGTCCGGTTTATATCCTCTAGCATATCCACCAAAGTATTTAGCCCCAAATGTTGCACAAAAACCAACTAAACCAACATAGTAATCACTGTATGCCTTCTTATTGTTTTTAACACTTAGATACTGTTCTTCTGTAATTGTGCGTGGTAACTTATCACTATAATCTCTATTGAACTTATGCAAAGCTATTAATTCATTGTGTAGGTCACTTCCAATTTTATTATGATGTTTAATTTTATCAATCATGTTTGCTCCACCTACAAACGGTTCAATATATGCCACTGTATTATCGTTGATGTATGATTGAATAATTGGTGCTAACTCTTTACTAAGTCTATTTTTACTTCCTACATATTTCATATTTAATTCCTCCAATTTGTTTATAGTACTATATTACTTGATTACTGTGATTCTGTCAAGTGTTTTTGTTGCTAGTTTCAATTCACATTCCAAGAACCCTTCTGTGGCACCGTTTGGAAACCTGCAGATAAGTTCTACTCCATCAATTGGTTTAAATACCTTTGCCAAGATATATACTTTATCACCTTTGTTCCCAATACCATTGTGATTGTCATTTTTAAGTTCTGCATATTGTCCTAATTTGAACGTTGTTTTCATCGCTATTACCTCCTATAGGTGTATAATAACAAAACCCCTAACATAAGTCAAGGGTTTTGTTTATTTTAGAATGGTAAATCATCACTTGTTAAGTCAACTGAGTTGTCAACTTCATCTTCAACTGGTTTTTGTTCTGGTTGGTCCTCTGGGTCAAGTGGTAACGCTTCTAACCAACCAACGTTACTTGTTGTGTCTAATTGGTTTTTGTTAACTGTTACATCAACAACCAGTCCAATTGCTTTTTCTTTTGCGTTGTCCCAATCCACACCAACATCTTCAAAAATTTCATTGAAACGTACTTTTGCTTTTGCAATTTTTGCCTTGTTTGGAATGAATTGTTTTTTCTTTTCTAGCCATACACCTGTATTAAAGTTAAATGCGTAATGTTTACCTTTATGTTCAATTACTACTGAACGACATTTAGGCGAATCTTGAATTGCAACAATTGGTGCTTTCTTAATACGTTTTAAGCTAACTAGTGGTTTCTCAATTTTGATAAAGCCAGACCCTTCTGTGAAGTATGCTTTACCTGATTGCTCATCAACAAATAATTCAATTTCGTTATCTTCTTCAAATGAACCGCCAGCAACTTCTAGTGCTTCCTTATATTTTTTAGTGGCTTCTTTTGAATCTTCCCATTCTTCTGTGTCTTTGTTATATTGTTGTTTGTACGCTACTGCGTCATACATTTCTGAATAGTCTAACTTTGCAACTTGTAATTTAGTTGAAATTTCTGAATCCTCTACACTCACGATAACTAATTTTGTTTTTTCTGACATAATAAAATTCCTCCAATAATTTGTTTTTATTTTTTACTACTTAAATAGTATAACATACTTTCCCTAACTTGTGTACCTTATTTTCCAAATAAAATATATTTCTTTTTACAATTTAGAAATACATTTACTAGTTCCAATCCATCATACACAGTTCCTTTTATAATTGTTTCATCATCATTTGAAACCATGTTGAACTCATTAAATGAATATGCCACGCCATCAATATAAATGTCTTGTAATATTGGTGAAGTACTAACTACTAACACAACATCACGCTTACCATTTAAGTCATGTAAGGTCCAATCAAATAATCCCATTTAAATTTCCTCCAATGTCATTGTGTTTGCGTTATAATCTACTTCAAGATTGAATCTATCAATTGACTGACCGCCTTTTGCTTCTTTCATAATAATAGCTCGCATGACATGACAGTCATTTGTTTTGTATTCCACTTCCATGTTTTCAACATAAAATGTAGCACCATTAAAGTCAAATTCTGGCGCATTGTATTCATTTCTGCGCTCTACCAACTTTTCACTTCCTCTAAAACTACCACTTTTCAATCCTTTTGTAATTACTTTACAGTCCAATACATCTTCTTTGATAATCATTTAAATTTCCTCCCATTCAATACCTAATTGTTTTAGTTTGGCTAAGTCTGATGTCTTAACCTTAATATTAGTATAACTTACTTCAACTGGTTTGTCAACAACTTTATCTTCATTTCCTGTTAAAATTACAATTTCAGGAACTTTCGTTTCTCTTACTCGTTGTTGTTCAGCTTCAAGTCTTTCACGTTCTGACTTCATTTCTTTAAATTCTTCAATGGCTTCATTCATATTGAAACCATTTCTTGAATATGCAATAAGTATTGCCATGCGGTCATCTTTATCTGTTACCTGTTCTTTCAAGTCTGAGTAGTCTTGTTTAAACAGTTCAAAATACATTACAACCGCTTGTGTGATTGTCTTTTGTGACGTTGCTTTATTAGTTACTAAACTTCTATTTTTGGCAATGAACTTATCAAAAGAAAGCCATTGTGGTGCATTATATGAAGCTTGGTACTTATTGAAAAGTTGCTCAATTTGTAATGTACGTTCTCTTTGTTCTTGCTCGTTGAACGTTTTAATTTGTACATTGACATGTTCTATACCTTCCTTTAATACGTCCTTTAAAGTCTGAATCTTTTCGTTTAATTCGTCATAAGGTGTCATAATTTCATTCTTAACCTGTTTACGTTGTGTGTCTAGCTCTCTAATTCTCTTGTTGATTGTAGCTACTAGTTTTTTATTCTCTTTGATTGTTTCTGCTGTAACTTCTTGCTCTTTCATTTTATCAGCCAACTTCTGTGCATCATTTAGTATTTTTTCATAGTCTGCAAATTCGATTGACTGAACACCATTGGTTTTAATTGCAATTTCAAATTCCATTGCGTTCGTCCTCCGCTTTCAATCGTAGCCACTTAGCTTTGAAAATCTCATTAAATGTGAACCCCATTTTAATTAGGTCCGTTCGTTCCTCTAATGTGTTTAGTAGGTCATTTACAGTATACCCATAATCTAAAATTAGTAATGTTTTATAACTCATTTGTTCATTCTTCATAAAAATTTTCCTCCCCTTCAACAATCTTTTTGATTGTTTCTTTAAATGATTCACTTACATTATAAAAACCTACTTTCATAATGTAAGTATCCATCATGTCAATAATGTTCAGAAAGTCTGTTTGTGTTAGATTAATTGATTTTTCTGTTTCCATTCTTCTACGTCCTCCATTGTGATTTTATTTTCATCTTTTTTAGTACGTTTTATTAGTCCTTCAAAAGTTGAATATGTTTCGCTTTGGTGTAGTGGTACCACAATTGAATCTGGTTTGCAATACTTTTCTGTAAATTCTTTATGTTCAGTTGAAGCTAAGTGACGATATGAACCGTTACTAAAAATATCAAAACCAGTGTGTGCTTTCGTTGATTCATAAAATTCAATTACTTGTGGGTCATAGTTAGATTCTAACAAAAAGTAGTCTACTTGTAAAGCGTTTTTATCTAAATATTCCTGATAATCTATTGTAGTGCTTAAATCAGTTGCATATAATAATACCTCTTGTGTTTCTGTATCTTCAATAATGAATCCGTGACAGTCAACTAATTCTTCACCAGCACCATGATAGTTCTGAATAGTTGTGAATTTCATTGTGCCAATTTGAAATTGAAAGTTATCACTAAAAACAACATCTGCTGGAATTTTTGCTTTTTCAATCATTAAGTTATTCACTTCTGAATTGGCTAAAATTTTAATGTTTGGAAAGTTTTCACGAATCTTCTTATAAACAGCTGGCTTAAAATGGTCACCATGTCTGTGCGTTACAATTAAGAAATGAACATCATATAAGAATGGTTCAATGTATTTATATGGTTTACCAAAGTCTACTAAGATACCTAAATTGTTATTAAAGATTGATACTGCGTTTCCTTTACTTCCTGTGTAGTGTACGTTCCATGTGAATGACATTTGCTACCTCCTAATACTGTGATGGTGTATTGCGTTCAGACCAAGGATTACCTTCTAATTCCCATAACTCTTTGCCAAGTCGTTTAGCAGTATCCCATTTATCTTTGTCAATACATTTATTAATTTCAATAATTAATTTATGACGTTTATCCTCTACTTTTTTACGCAGTGGACGTGCAACACGTTGTTTGCCTTCTTGTGGGTTAATAGCCCACCCAAGGTTGTTGCAGTGTGTGTTATTAACATCACCATCTTTGTAATACAGATAGCCTAGATTGTCTTTATTTAGTACAAATGATTCAGCTACTAAGTTAGCAATAAAAAACTTACGTGTCTTGTTGTGTGAACCTTCTAACACTACATATGGTTTTCCGTTATCTTCATATGAGTTCCAGACTGTTAAACCAGTGTCACGGTCTATTACATATCCCATATTTGAAACCGCGTAACGGTCGTACGGTTCAAACAATGGTTCAAATTTTTCAATCATTTAAGTTCCTCCATTAATTTTTCTAGTTGCTTTTTACTTAATGTGATTTCTTCATTGTATTCGCTATTTAAATACACAACACAATCACCATCTGGGTACTGTGTTACTTCCAGATATTCTTGTTCACTTAATGAAGAATTACAATACAACATAATCTTTTTATAATCGCCTATATCTCTTTTGAATACTCTTACTAAATCATTTTCCATAGCCATATTACAACCCTCTTTCTTCAATATCTTCAATCAGCCAACTTAGGTAAGTTTTTGCTTTTTTAAGGTCCTCAAGACCGTTTTTGTGTTTATAACGTAATGGATATTTTAGAATATTTCCTTCTAGGAAACCACGGTATTCTTCTTTTGTCATGTTAGCTTTCATTATTTGAATTGGTTGAATACCGTTAACTGTGTAATGAATTTGATTGTCAATCAAATCTGATTCAAAATAAACTTCTACATCAGGTTCAACACCATCACATTTTGAATCATCTGACTGGTTTAAGTATTCATCATATGTCATACTTTCTTCTTGTTCAGGTGCAACACCATCACATTTTGAATCTTCAAAATTAACTTCTAATTCAGGAATAACAAAATTGTTTTTAAAAGCACTCTCTGTAGTATATGTGTGTGTTCCGTCATGATATTTGACTTTCCACATACCACCTTGAAGTTTATGTGCTACACCTTTTAAACCGTTGTCTTTGCGTTTTACTACCATTCCATCTTGTAATTTCATAATTAATTCCTCCTAATGTTTTATAATTATAATTGTATCATATTAACGTTTATTTGTCAACACAAAACTTTTATTTTATGATATAATATATTTATAGCAAGGGTACTTCCTCCTACCCTAGACTATCTTAGGCTAACTCGTATGAGTTGGCTTTTTTTATTTTGCATATTTTGCGATAAGTTGAAAAACTTCTTGCGCCGTTTCAATATTTTCAAATCTAACAAATCCACTTGGTACATGTTGCATCATTACTGAATAGTTATAATTTGTGCTATACATATCACCAAACCCATTTGGATTGTGCTTTACATCAATAAGGCAACCGTTTGGGAACAATTTTCTAAACATGTGTAAATTATTCATTGCTCATTCTCCGTTCTTCTCGTTTTTTAACTGAATCATAGGTGCGTTTTAATTCTATTCCGTCAAGTGGTGGGTTGCACCCAATTTGGTTTACATATTGTGACCATACCCATACTTCTTCATGTTCTAGACCTGTAGCAAACAACTTACCAATCATTTGCGTTATCCAGTTGTTTCGTCCTCCTTCATCACTTCCAGCGATAATATCACCTAATAGATTTGCAGTCCATTTGCGTTCACGTTTTTTGTTTTGCTTTTGAATTGTTTTATCTGTGAAAATATCAAACCATTGTGAAGGTAGGTCTGCAATTGGTTCATTGTTAATAACTTCATATTTTACACCTTCAATTGTTGAACCCCACCCAACAACATACCGCCCATGTGTTTGGAAGTCAACACCTTCAAGTTCCTTGTGGTTTTGAATGAATTGAACATCATTATATTTTTCAGGTAGCTTGTAATACATGTGAAGTCCACCGCTTGGTGTCATAACTGTTTTAGTGTCTGGTAGCTCAATATCATATTTTTCGCAAAACTCTTTGAGGTTATCAGCACCACTAACACCATTATGCGTGTCAATATCAATCACTGCAATACCAGAAATTTTACCTGTTAAAATACCATAGTTGCCACCTTCTGCAACCCACTTCTTCACTTCTACTTTATCTTCACCATTAAACGAGCCAGCAACTAAAGGTGCTTTACCATTCTTTTTAAGTCTTAATAATTCCATTTCCATTTCCTTTTCCTCCTAAAAATCTCTACTTACTGTTACCACTTCACCATGATGGTCAACTTCATAACCATCAGTATCTGCTGTATCAACATAATCAAAAATTAAACATGTACTCACTGCTAGAACGGCGAATGTCATAAACCACCCTTTTACTGCATCTAAATATGTTTCTTTATACCACTTTTTATTTTTATCTTCTTTAGTAAACATTGTTGTTTCCTCCTCTTAACTTATGTATCTACTATATCACATGATATAGTAGGTGTCAACTATTTAATCGTATAAAATACTAAATTTTCTAATTTTAATACGAATATTTCTGAATCACCAAAACTAATTTCTAAATAATCCTCTGTGATATTTACACCTTTAACATTAGAAATTAAGTAATTTCTATTATCTTTACCAGTCATAAAGTTCACGTTTACTTCTTTTAATTTTTTCATTTTAAAATCTCCTCTATCATTTCATTAGTAAAGTCTTTACCGTTTGTAACTGTTTCAAAAATCTTTTTCTCTGTTGGTGTTTCAGGTACAATGTGGTAATAAAGTGGTTTCTTTGTTTGACCATAACGGTCTGTGCGTGCCTTAGATTGCTCATAGTTTATTGATTCCAAAGGTATTGAATTGTAAATTGTAACATTCGCAATAACAAAGTCATTAATGCCTGTAGAGGCTGATTTGTAGTGTGCTAACACAACACCGTTGTTTTTACCTTTAAATGCTTTCAAGTCTTTACTAGCGCCATTATATTGGCTATATGGACGTTTTAACTTGTCTAATACTTGTTTCAACATTTCAAGTTCTACATTGTAATTATAAAAGATAACTATTCGTTCGTCATTGTGTGTTTCAAGAATCTGGTTTAATCGTTCAAAGGGTTCTTTACTTACCTGTTTATTGATTCCTAACAAGAAACCATGTGATACACAGCGCATTGCGTTAAATAGTTTACTACTATTATCTAATTCAATAACTTCACCAGTATCAGCTTTGTACATGCGGTTCTTTTTCAATTTAGCGTACATTGCTGGCTTTTTAGTCTTTAATACATAATCTTCTGGGAAGTAGTCTTTATCACGCTTAAAACGCACCGCGACACTATTTATCATATCATTTAATAAATGCTCGTTCTGATACCCAACAATTTGCATGAATCGCATTGAACCCATTTGGCGCATTTGCTTAATAACAAATAGTTCTTCAAACTCTCTTTTAGGTTTGCGGAATACATTAAGCATATACAGTTGTGGATAATAGTTTTCAAGTTTTCCATTACTAATTGGTGTTGCTGTTAATAGTCTAACATATTTAGTTTTCTTTGTCAACTTCATAACAAACTTAGTTACTTTTGAAGATGTTACACCAACCTTATGTGCTTCGTCTAAAATTATGAAGGTGTCACTATCTACCCATTTCAACAATTCGGTCACTCGCCAGCTACTTTCAAATGAGATTGCAACTCGTGTTGATTCAGCTAATAAATCTTTATTTTTCTTTGTTCCTTTATTAAGCGGTGTAATGTCAATATCCATCAACTCCCCATCTTCTGCAAAGTCCGCAACTTTTGGTGCTAAGCAGATAACTAGCAACTTACTACACCCGCTTTGCAAGTAGGCACCCAATGCGGTGAATGTCTTCCCTGTACCTGCGTCACTTAAATCATATGGTTTTTCTTTCCATTGTTTAATACCTTCTATTTGCGTTGGCAATAATTCAATTTTACCTATTTTATTTGGAATATTCAAAGATATAACCTCCTGCTGTTTTCTGTCTACCATTAAGCACTGCGCTTATATTTTGATATTTTAAATTTAATTTTTCTGCGCACTCATTTACTGATACATAGTAATTATATTCTCCGTTTGCAATATCTATTGCGCGGATAGGTTTGTACAATCTTTTACTTCGTGTTCCGTGATTACAATTTTCTTTAGCTGTAACCCATTCAAGATTAGAAACCATGTTATTTGTTTTATCTTCATCAATATGGTTTACCTGTGGTTTGTTTTCTGGATTTGGTATGAATGCTTGAGCTACTAAACGGTGTACACTTTGATTTGTAACTATTCCATGTTTACATAATTGTACCCTCAAATAACCTCCTTTATTAGTAAGGTTCTTTAAGTATTTATCACTTTTAAATGAATATACTTCACCTAAATTACTAACCTGATATAAACCCTCATAACCTTTAATATCTTTCCATTCTTCAATCATAGTCAATCTCCAATTCGTCATAATTTATTTCTGGCAAATCTGGCTGTTCATATGTGAATGGATATTCTACACCGTTATCCATCTGGTCTAAGTGAAGTAATAGGTCCTCTAAATCGTCAAGCGTATCTCTTAATAGTAAACCATATCCACCAGCACATCTAACTTGTTGTAAATATGTGATTTGCAATTGGTCTGGCTGGTAGTTTCCTGTTTTCAATTCTAAAGCAATATAATAACCTAAGTAGCACGCTTCAATGTCTGCGCGTCCAACACGGTCATATATGGTTGCCGTATTGACGTTTACTACTGCTCCTTTAGCTTCTAAATAATCTACAACTTTTCTACTGAATACTGATTCTTTCATTACTCAACCCCCACTGTTACCTCAATTGCATTCCATTTTTCATTGTATGCAATATTTAATACTTTGGTTTCTTCATCATACATTTCAAATAATAATGCTACTGAATCGTTGTCTGTTGTGTCAACCACTAATGCCTTTTTACCATCTGAATCTAATATTAATAAGTAAATACTGTCAATCACTTCATATGCTTGTAATAAATTCATTTTAGTTATCCTCCTTGAATGTTTGGGTTGCTAAGAATGTTAATACGAATGATACTAACCACGCTACTAATGCACCATCACTTGAACCTGTAAATACGATTGTAAACATACCAACCACAAATGCCAGCAATAATGCTACTGCAATCTCTAAATTTTCATTCATTTTATTTTTCCTCCAATTTTTTAATTTTTTCATCTAGTTGTTTGATTAACTCTTTATTGTCTAATGTTTTTGTGATACTTGATACTTCAATCCCTGATACTACTTTGTACTCAAATATAATATCTTGTTGGCGTTCGTTCAATTCTTTGTATAATTTTACTTCTTCTTTTAACTGTGTATTTTCTTTAGCTTTGTCTGCTTCATATCCAATAATAATACTAGTACCCATTGCACTAATTGCAAATAATGTAATACCTAACTTGTTAAACATATTTAATTCCTCCTAATTGATTATATACTTAGTATAAATGATTCTTTTTATTTTGTCAAGTGTTTTGGTAAATTAATTTTTAAATTTTTATTATATCTTCTTGGGTCAAGTGTCTTGTGAACGTCATCTAGTTTGTTTAGATAACTTGTAATTACTTTACCACTTAATAGTGACACCACAATACACTGTACTTCTTTGTTTACCGCATAATGTGAACGTAGTAAAATACGCTTGTCTGCGCCTGTTTCGTTGTACTCTACAATTGTGCTATTTAACATGGTTTTCATTGTCATTTCATATGAGAATTTAGTTTCACCATTTCTTACTTTATCTTGTAAGTGAAAACCAATCTTAATACCACGCTTTAGCCACAAATCTTTTACACGCTCTCTAGCCTTATATACTTGTTCAACTTCCTTGTGTGTAAACTGTGAACAATGTTTCTTTACTTGTCCTTGCGTTTTCTTTACTGTTCCAATTTGAAAGTCCATCTCATATCATCCCTTTAATTTATGAATTAAGTATATCAGTTGGGGCTGAACTTGTCAGCCCCTTTTTTTGATTTTATTTAAATTTATCTAAGGTCGTTTCAGTTAGTAAGACCGCATCTAAGATGCTTTCTAGTCTGTCGTTTAATCTATGTCCTTTTTCGTTATCTCCTTTGTCGTATGCTTCAATTATTTCAGCTTTTAATTTGTCAACTCTTTCGTTTAATTTTTGTAATACGGTTTCGTAATTTTCTTTAGTTATCATTGTTTAATTCCTCCCTTAAGTTATGAATTAAGTATATCAGGTGTTTATAAGTTTGTCAACAATTTTTATAAAATAAAATCTTTCTTGGTGCATTTTATTTTTAATGTCATAAATATCAATAATTGAATTTACTTCTGAAACCAGTTTACGAACTTCATTTTCATAAAATTCAACATTAGATACCTGTTTCCAATACCTTTGTGTTGTGTGTGATTGCATGTTTTCCTTGTCGTTCATCTCCATTAGTTTCTTGGTTGCGTTATCTCGTTTCTTGTCTGCTTTCTTTAGTTCAGACACTAAATATTTCAATACTACTGGATAGTGTTTATCCAGTAGTATTTCTTTTTGACTTAACATGTGTAATCAACCCCACATAATGAACACATTTGTTTTAGAATCAACTCTACATCTTGTTTAGTGTGTGGTGCGTTACATTCCATTTTTTGAACTTCTCTAGCCCAATCCTCGTCACATTCCATTAGGTCCATGTATCTTTTAACAAATAATTCTTCTAATTCCTCAATTGTGTTTTCTAGTTCTACGTAATATGGTTTCATTTCTTAATTCCTCCTCTTAACTTATGAACTAAGTATATCATGCGAAAAAAAGAAAGTCAACTGTTTTAGTCAACTTTCTTTAAATTATTTTAAAAAATATTATCTGTTTCAGAACTGTTGTTTTTCCATTTCACATTGGTTGTACACCGTTGTACCCTTCCATCAATTCTTCTGTTGATTACATTAAGAATAATGTTTTCAGACTGTGCTTTACGTTTCAATTCTGGAATGAACTTCTTACCTGATACCTCCATAAGGTTTTCCTCACGTAACATGGTGTTATAGGCATCTAATAGTTCAGTGTTTGGTATAATGTCATCAGGGTTGTTTGTAAATTCAAGTTCATTCAATTCAATAAAGTTACCCATGCTATCATTACCTTGAATAAATGAATCACGCAATTTATTTGCATTGTCACTGGTCCAGAATTGACCTTTTGTTTCTCCGTTTAGTCCAAAAAGTACATTTCTATATTGTTGCAAGCAGTAGCTGATAAACTCAGATTTTTCTTCATATGTGAAATTCTTTGAACGTTCTAACCACGTTGAATCAGTTGGATTATCTCTACCCATGGTCTTGTTAAATGGTAGTGTGATAATACGGCGCAAGAAACCATGTGACGTGTCTGAAAAAGTAGGCATGTTATTAGTTGTGAAAATCATTAGTGCGTAGTTCGTAAATGTGAACTTGTTAATGCCTTTATACTCTGCTGACATAACGTCATTACCTGATAAGGTTTTCAGTGTACCTGTTTGCTTAATATGTTGTGCTGGCATATCCGTTTCAATATTTACCATTTTACCAAATAATTGAGAACTTGCGAATTTATCATTATTACCTGACAAGCTAGCTAGTGTTGCATGACTTGTGTTTGATTTTCCTACTAGGTCCTCAATGAAGCTCATTACGTGTGATTTCCCGTTACTACCTTCACCAGTTGCGAATACCATTGCTTGTGGGTCTTGATTGCGGTAGAAAATACGTCCAATCAGTTGAAATAGTGTTTTTGCGTCCTCTTCTAAAATATACTCAATCCATTCAGCTACTTGGTTATGTTGTGGGTTCTCAATATAATCATATTCAATTCTTGTTGTTTGGTAGTCCTCTTTTACTGTTGGCTTTAATGTATCCTCTTTAAAGCGATATGTGCCATTTTTAAAGGCTATTTTGTTTGGGTCCATTTTGTCATTAAATGGTAAGTTAGCACCAGAAGCAAGTGCATTTTTTGCCATTCTTTGGACTGCATTTCTAAATTGATTAGCAACCTTTGCATTTTCTGCGTAGTGTGGTGTATATACCATCATAAACTCATTATAAAGCTTTTGCCATAAACGAGCTTCTAAATTATCCTCTGATACCTCATAAATTTTTGTGTCATGATTATAAACAACTGGTAAACCAATCGTGGAACTTGCGTGTACTGGTAACACCTTAGCCATGTGAACCGCCAAGGCTTCTGCGTTTAAGCCGTCATAACTTGGTTCTGGTCGTTGTGGTTCTGCATTCTTAGCCGCATCTCCATTTTTGAAGTCAACTTCCCACTCCTTGTGGTCCTTTTCGTACTCCTTCAATGCTTTGATATATTGCTTACTAGGTGTCAAAGTCTTTTCAAGCGTGCTGATAAAACTTAATTCCACTGGTTGGTCGTATTCAACTTTTTGTAATTCATTTACCATTGTTATTCCTCCTAAATATCTTATGACATTACTATACCATCTAAAAAAGAGAAAGTCAACTGTTTTATTTAACTTTCTCCCTTATCATAGCATATTTAATTTAGATAATGTTTGTCGTATTGGTATATGCCAATCCAAAGTAATATAGTTACTAGTGCAACGATACCTAGTGCAATCCAACCAATTGGTTTCATTACAGATAAGACCATTATAATACAAAATAGTAATAGACCAAATACTATTAATAAACCTACTGCGATACATGCCATCATAAATGCTTCAAATTTACTCATTTTTCCACCTCATCTAATTTTTTCAGTAATCGTTTTTCATTCCATACATTTACAATATCACCAATGTATTTTACATTGTATAACCAAGTGAATTTATATGCTAAAGTGTTGTGTACATCTTTATATTCGTATTCATACATTTGTGGCACGCCATTCTTTAATACAATTGTTACTGTAGCCCCATTGTATGGTTCTTCAAATTTATAGTAACGTTCTGTGTATAAGTCAACCCTCATTTGTTTTCCTCCTTATGAAACTTATAAATATCATACATACGTTCACGTAATTCAGTTTCTTGTTCCATAGTGATAACATCTCCCATTCCAAGTCCTAAAATTACACCTTGGATAAAGCGCATTCTAGCTGGGTTGTGTTCTTCGTTTCTATCATAACCGTCAATCATTACTAAAACCTGTTCAATTGCGCTGATATTACTAATTCTACTCATTTTGTTTCCTCCTTAAATTGTTGTTTCTGTGCTTTGGTTGCTTTTGTGTCACACATAGTGGCTTGCTTGTGTATCCATACTTTAGAAACTATGTGTATTTCATTGTCTAATAATGTGATAAAGTATCCACGCCTGTCTATCTGGTCAATTCTGTAAATATTTAGACCGTCAGTTGAAGTCCAAATTGAGCCAATAACCTTTACTGAATCACTCAATATTAGACAACTCCTCAATTAACATATTGTTATATTCTAAATTTGTTGAAGGTACTAACATATCGCATTGTTCTTCACTTAGTGTTGTATAACTAAATGACTTAGAAAAGTCATCATAATAAACAACACTATTATATGTGTCAAATCTACCAATAATTAAATAATATAGGTCCTGACCTTTAAACTCCCAAAATGTGCCAACTTCTTTCATTTTGCATCCTCCAATACATATAAGATTGAATCAAGTGGAATTGTGATAAATGTTGGTTGCATTTCACCATCAATTTCAATATCTTCTGGTTTTTCCAATTTCAGTAATTTTTCATCATTTTCAACTGCTTGTTCATACATTACAAGAATAGCTTCTTCTGTGTATAAGTTGAAAAGTTCATTATTTGTTAGACAAATATAATAGTTCGTTTTAGTTGTCATTCTTATTCCTCCTAGTCCTCAATATACTTGATAATGTTGTAAGTACCCCAGATTCCAATTGTTACAAATACTAAACCAAATAGTGTCATGTCAATTCCTCCTTTATCTTATACACCTACTATATCTGATGGTATAGTAGGTGTCAAGTGTTTTACTTAAATTCTTTTAAAATTTCTAGCGCTTTTTTTGCTTCTTTTAGTTTAATGACTTTATCACGTAGTTTGCGTTCTTGGCGATTCATTCTATCCATTTTATCAAAGATATTTTTTCGTTCATTATCTAGTAATTCAATTCTATCATTTAGCCGTTGTTCAACGTCCACTGTGATTGTTGCGGTTTGGTATTCAACAATTTCAAATTTTATTTTAGCATCTTTGTCGTTCATACAGTATAGAAGATAATAACTTCCATTTTCTGTACCTTCATTATCAAGAATACACCCATTTGCTACTGTATAAATACGTCCTTTAGTCCACCAATTACACCCACCATCTTGTGTACAACGTAATTTAGTACCTTCTTTTAAGTCGTTTTCTGTGTATTTCATTTCTTCTTCCTCCTCTACAATTTCCATTTTACAGTGAGCTTTACCATTTAAGAACTCTAAAATGAGCCAGCTATTCCAGATATAACCTGTTTCATCTTTCAGTATAAATAATCCATCTGTACGCTTTTCAACGTTGTACTCTTTACCTACATTCCACCAAAGCGGTTCTATTGTCGAAACACAACGTAATTTCATACCTTTGTATAAGTCTTTTTCTGTGTATTTCATTTATTTTACCTCCCAGATATCAATAATGCGTCTTACGTTTTGCATTTTTTTTGTAGCATTTCAAATGCTTCTCTAATAGTATAAGCGTAAATATACTGTGTGTCAATACTTTCTTTATGATTTATTGTAATACATTTGTATTGTCTTGGTTCGTCACGGTTAAGGTATCTTGGTTGCATACAATCGTTTTATTCATATTCTTTTGATTCCTCCATATAGTTTCTAAGTTCTTCTAGTTCATCCTCTAATAGGTTAATTCGCTGTTCATATTGTAAAACAATACGGTCAACTGTTTGTAGTTCAATATGTGTTCCAATAAACTTTTTGTAGTTTTCGTTTGATTTGTCTTTGTACATGTCACGTTCAAGTTTTAGGTCCAATACTTCATCATCTGCTTTGTCAAGTTCTTTTTCAAGTCTGCGACACCTTTGTTCTAATGAAGTATAATTTGATTGGCTTTGATTGTAAGAATGTTCAAAATTGTTTTTAGTGTCTACCAACCAGTTGTAATCCTCTTTCAGCTTATCATATTTCTTTTTTAATACTAACATTTTAGGTCCTCCTTAATTCTAATCAGTGTGATAAAGTCATCAAAGCTAATATCTAACTCTTCTTGATTATTATAAATCAGTTCAGTTGCTTTGTCAAGTAAATTGTGTACTTCTTTTTTAATATCTTTTTCTGGTTCTCGTTTTGGTTCTGGTGGGTTGCATGCTGTAAAATGTGAATGCCAAAAGTCGTTTAAATTTCTTAGTAGTCCGTCAATTACTGGCATATCCTCAACATGTCTATATGGTAGATTGAATCCTAAATCATCTTTAATGTAATACAAATCAGTACTTGCGCTTTCGCAATAAATAGTATATGTTCTCCCTAATGTGAATGGTTCGCCGTCTGCTACATATGAGCATTTAATTTTTAATGTCATGTTAATTTCCTCCCTTTATCTTATGAAACCAGTTTATCATGATTGTTTTAGTTTGTCAAGCTTAATTGTTAATTTTCTTTGTTCCTCGTTGTATTCTTCAATCAAATCTTCTCTACGTTGCATATACAAGTTAGCCATCTCATACTCTAATGATACATTATGTCTATGAATTGCTTGTTCACATGCTTGTATTCTACGCTCATAAACTGCATTACATTTTGCAATTTTATTTCTAAGCTCTATAATCTTAAATTTCTTGTGTTCATCCTCTGTCATTTGGCGTTCAGTAATAATGTAATGGAACATACCATTCACACTGTGTGAGATAACAGTTGTGTTCTCGTCCAGTGATTCAATATATTTGATTGCCTTTACTACTCCTACAATTTCCTTCATTGTTTTTTCTTCATGTTTGTTTCCTCCAATATATTTTTATTTGTTGTGGTTTACATTTATTATAATAAACCATGTTTGGTAATTTGTCAATAGTTTTGTTTAAATTTATTGAAATTTAGGTGCTGTTATGCTTTGTTACGCTTAAGCATAACACAAGTGTAACAGCTAGAAACGTTGATATATCAACGATAGTAACCAGTTTTGTTATGCTTGTTACACGTTATGCTTTATTTTTTCTTACTCTCTATATATTTATTTTATATATTATTATTTTTTTATTCTATAAAGTCAAATATAAGCATAACAAGCATAACACTATTGCTTAATCCCTTGGGAGAGTAAGGCTCAGGGGTGTTATGCTTAGAAATCCAAAGCGTAACATAAGCATAACAAGCATAACACTTTATCATTAACTGGTTTCAATCAATGATTAATCTATTCCCTAAAGTACAAATAAGTATGCTATAATATAGAAGTAAAGTAAAAACAAATAGGAGGAATCAATTATGAATAAAGCAGGTCAATTATTAGTAGCACTAATCATCTTAGTATTTACATTAGGAATGTCAGGACTAATGTATGTATATCTACCATATGTATTATGGACATCAGGTAACACTGGTTTAGCTATTGTCTATATCTTATGGAATGTATTTGGACGTATGCTATTAACAGGTATGAAGTCCACACTAGAGGGATACAACAAGTAAGCACCACCATATAAAATAGAGAGTGGAGGGTATAGTTTAATACTGTACCCTTTACAATATAACACAGAGGAGGTATACTATATGACCATGGAGGGTATGACAGATAAGCAACTACTATCTCATACTAAGTTAGAGTTAGTATCATACATTAGAGAGTTAGAGCAAGCAAAGGAGCAAGCAGAGGTAACCACTACAACGGATAGCACCATCACTGCACCCACTAACACCACAGTATCTTATGACATCTTTAATAGTAATACAAAAGGAATGCACAACTTCTAATGGTTAAACGTAAGTGTAAGGTTGCACACTGTAGACAATATGTAGACATGCCAGAAGTATACTGTGAAGAACATAAAGGTAATACACAACGAACGTACAATAAACAAGTAAGACATTCACCTGACAATAAAAAGTATGCGGACTTCTACGCATCAACAGCATGGAGAAACGTGAGAGCAAGAAAGCTTTCACTTAATCCAATGTGTGAAGTATGTAATGCAAGCATAGCAACCATAGTGCATCATAGGCAAGAGGTACGCACCGCAATGGGTTGGGAACATAGGTTAGATATAGATAACTTAGAAAGTATCTGCCAAGAATGTCACAACAAAGAAGAGCATTCTGCCAGCTTCCGCCACCGCAAGGGGTAATTGCAGGTAGGTAGAGGGCTGTCAGATTTTAAAAAGTGGGAGGGACCACAAAATAAAATGGGAGGGAGAGCCAAAAATTTTTTAGACCCCCTCATTTTTTTGAAGAAACTAATCGGTGATGACTTTTGTTTAAACGAATTTCTAAAAACGAAAGTTGAAAACACGTTTTTTCCCTTGTAAAACACGATTCAAAACTGGTTTCTTTTCAATAATATCAAACGTTACACACATTGTTACACAGATTCACTATCACGAATTACTTCCCTGATAACACGCATCAAAACTGGTTTCTCAAACAACACGTTTTGTGCTATAATTTTGTTAGGGAGTTTTTTCTTAAATTTAAATTATAGTAAGGGAGGTAATTATTATTCCAGCGCCAAAGCCAATTATGGTAAAA